GATGGTCTGAGTCTTGAGCACCTTATACTTGCGGGCCTGCAGACCACCTGTCGTGGCAATAGGATTGAACGTCCACGACTTAATCATGTTCTGATAGAAATCGTTACGCTTAGCTGTGGCATTCACCACATCAGTAGCATAAGTCACAGGTAAACCATTTGGCAACATGTGAACAGGACAGAGGTCCTCGTCCTTGATCTGCACGATCTGCACCATGTACTTTGTTGCCTTAGCAGTCGCGCCCCAAAGATTAGCACTAATGGAAGCATGCGACAACATAGAACGACCGAACGGCGCTATGTCATTAGTGGTGTACGTACTAACGCCCGTAGCCGGCTGCGGAGCTCTCTCGATCTGATACTCGAAAGCTGCCGTTACGCCATCAGACTTAAGGCCAGTCGCGGTGTTGAACACCATGTTACCTGTAGTAGTAGACTGACCAAGCTGTATAAAGGGAAACGCCTGCGTGGCAGTGGGAGGAACACCGGTCATATTATTAACAGCCGTAAGGTCCATCATGTACCACGGCAGTGACCGAAAGCCTGCAGTCACCACTCGGTTCTGCATCCAATAGTTCCCATTTCCGGAAAAAGCCTTGACACCGTTCCAGCGGAGCATCACGGTCTCGAGCATTGACTGCGTAAGCTTAGCTGTCATCGCGCCGCGAGACATAGGCTTCGCCAAGGTCATAGTTGTTGACTTATAACCCATCTGGCTGCCCTGAGTCTTAGGAGCAGCCGCCTTGCGTGACGCCGGGGGTTTGGTGCGTAGAGACACCACTTTGTACCGCTTGGCCGGGGCCGCGGACTGTGTAGAACGAGAAGAACTAGAAGACTTCACGAAAAGCGATCGCTTTGGTGCGCGGACTGTGCGAGAGCGGCCGCGGCGGGATGTCGAAGGCATGGTTACCCATCTCCAGGACAAATATCCCTATTAAAATTTTAAAAAACTCCGGCCGGGGTTTCTTCTTGTACGGTCCGCGAATACTCCCCTTTTGGTTACCCCGCGGCATCTCTACTCAGAGTTGTAGAGGAAATCCTCACCGCGGCAAAAGCAGTCGCACGGACCCCATCCGCAATGATCGCATACGCTATTCATCTCCGGAATCGACCTCATCGGCGTCGATGGCCTCGAGATCCTTGTCGTCGTTGACTTTCCATAACTTCCAGCGATCTGCGCTGAGCATGCGAGTATCAGGCATGCGATTAGAAAATACCCAAACCTGGGGGGAATCGATCCACCAGGATTTGTAGCTGTAGCGGGTATCCACGAGTTTACCCTTCTTGATTTGCTCGATGGCTGTGTATATTCCATAGAGCTTGTTCTTATCCATTGCCCGCGGTAAATCCACGAACACCGGACTTGGATCACGGATCTCAGTCGCCATGCAGATGTCACAGCAGGCTTGGATCAGCTCCTTAGCATCGTTGACCGGAGGTAAATCGATGCCTTTAGCATACAGCTCGCACACGGAGGCAATCGTAGATTTGCCAACGTTCCCGTGCGCACAGTATACATAATTTATCGTCCGGTCGTCGAACTCCGTCGCCGACTCGAGTACCCGCCGTTGCCAGGGGTACAATTTCTCCAGCATCCCACGGTACTGCCGGGGGATGTACTTCTTGACCGTGTTCTTGTCATCCCAAGGGCCACGCGTGCGCGTATCAGCCTTGGTGACGTAACAGAAATCTGTCGTACGATAAGCGGGGTTGCTTGTGGGCTCGAGGTAATTTGGTAACGGCATCTCGAGCTCGAGCTGCGCCCACAAGCTCATCAGCTCCGGCTTGCGTCGCTTCTTCTTCAGGCTGAACCTGCCCTGGTAGTGAAGGTATCCTGAATCACCCCTTTCCTCTTGGAACACGAAGTGCTTCGCTATTTCCTTCATGGCTTTGACCACGACTTCATGGTCGAGGTCCGCCGCGTTGCTTCGGAAATCCCAGAGGGCTATCTGAGACCCCATTAACATAGGCTCCCAGAAAAAGATGTTTGAGGCGCTGCGCTGGAATAACCTTCAAACATCTTTTGATCCAAAGATATAATGTTTAACCCTTTGGATCATTTGGATCATTTGCTTCGCAACAGCTACGCTGCATGATCCGCATGACAAAAACTGAATTTTGTTTGGATCAGGTGGATCATCCTATGGATCAATTGGATCATTTAAGAGTCCCCGGGAATATTCACCGTATACCAGGGAATTGGCCTCCGTGGATCCAAATATCGAGGTATCGACTAACGGCTAAAGCCGCCTGACGGGCAAGCCCGCCAGGACCTCCGGCCGCTCAACCGGCAAGTCGAATTTGGCTCCAAGGGGCCAATTCCTCCAAGGCTATCCCAAAAACGAAAGCTAGCGCTGTATCATGTTTTGCCGGTATGAGCCCGATCTACTTAGGGATCGTGTGCTTAATACGCACGGAAAGGTCGAACGATGGCGTTTGCACATTCGTGTCGCCTGCATCTGAACCGTAGTTGGTTGCGCGAATAACGAGATAGATACGCGACTTAGGCTCCAACTGCGTTGTAATCTGTGCCCCAGTGTTGAGGGCAAAATCAGATTGATCATGTGTATCAACGTCGGTCGTCAGGAACGCCGCCGTCTCTTCATACTTGCAGATCTTGTTGAGCTTCAAGAAAGCCTTGTACACCACACACTGTGGGTCGGCATCGCCATCCGTGGTCGGATTAGGCTCAATGGTGATGGTCTGAGTCTTGAGCACCTTATACTTGCGGGCCTGCAGACCACCTGTCGTGGCAATAGGATTGAACGTCCACGACTTAATCATGTTCTGATAGAAATCGTTACGCTTAGCTGTGGCA